GGATCATTCGTAATAAAATCCACCTGACACCCAAAAGACTCTAAGTTCTGAAGAACATTAGATGCCATACCAGGATGTAAGGTGGTTTTAGTATAATCTAAAACAGGAACGGGTGCCTCAGGACTTAACCTGCGACACTCGCCATAGTGATATTCATCAATACAAGACTCACCGATGAGTAATACTTTTAATGATGTTGGTTGTTGAGTAATCTCCGATTCTATCGAAAAACCGAACTTCTTTTGCATAATCAGAACCTACGACTTCTTTACCTTTCCAGTCAGAACCAACCATTAGTATATCAGGTTTAAGTTCTTTTACAATATCTGTCAGTTCTTCTTTTGTATTGAAGATAACAACAGCATCAATGTACCTTATAGATTCAAGTATAATTTTTCTTGAATCTTGGTCATTGATAGGCCTACTGTAACCCTTCATCTCTTTTACTTTTGAATCAGAATCAATGGCAACAATTAACTGATTACCAAGACTCTTTGCTGTTTCAAATAGTTTGATATGACCAGGATGAAGAATGTCAAAGCAACCATTCACAAAGACAAGTTTATCTCTTAGTTTCATTTCTCACCCATTACCATGAATGCATTGTTTAGATCCACTCCAGATACAAATACGTTCTTGTATCCACGGTCGAACATGTAGGCCTCAATAATTTCAGGAGTGAATACATGCTTATGCTTATAGTTGTTCCAGGGTCTCCAGTATCTTTGACTGAAGTCTGGGAGATACAAGAAGAGAGTTCCTCCTTTACGAAGTTTCTCATACCAGTAATCCATCGTAGCAACCCAGTCAGGAACATGCTCTAGACAATGACTAGAAAAGATGTAATCTGGTTCAACGTTTGGTGGAAGATTATTTGCTTCCCATTCATTATCAAATGATAGATCAATAGGAACTGAATTGGGGAAAGCCCATTCCTTCTTCATACATCCAATATCATATCCATATCCTTTACAAACATGCTGTGCAAAGGGGATAGCAAATTGAGACGCATTACCCTCAGTCTGAAACTTAGGATACCACTTCTTTTGAAATTCAATAGTTTCGATCATTGATAATTCCAAGGTAATTTAAAAAGATATTTGACTTGTGACCAGTCACCCCATCTATGCCAGAGGTATAATGGTTTCTTTGACATTGTATCAAAGAGTTGTGGAGACTCAAGGAGATAGTTGATTGCAGTTTCAATCATGAAAACAGCAGAGGCTCTTTCAAAAACCATACACCAATCAAACAGGGAATATCCAGGAATGATTTGGTTCTCTACAACTTTATAACCACCATAACTCTTGGAGTCAGCAGGAATATGGGGGAAGAACTCTAGTTTTGGTCGAGTACACCACAAACGATTGACGTAGACAAACTCATCATCATCTTTTAATCCAAGGACATTATAATACAATTCCTTCTCTTTTTCAATATTTCTATTGAAATCGATATAATCTCTCCAGTCTTTCCAATCAAGTCCGAGGTTATCATATTTCCCCTTCATTATTGGTTGGTAATCACCAAATCCCTGAAAGAAAAATAAATCAGACTCCATTTTAGTTGGAGCCCCATGAATATATCTTTCTTTGTATGGGAATTGACAGGATTCGGGAATAGGTTCCGTACTGCCATTTACTGGATTCTCATCATCACCCCAAGATACAAACTCAAAGTGAGGAATGTATTCTTTTAACCACTTGAATTCATGAATTACAGGCCAGTAAACCTTATACCCAAGTTCATTTTGAATATAGTGTGCTCCCTTTTGGAGAAAAAGAATATCTCCAAGACCACATGGTTGATAAATCAATCCTGTTTTCATTCTAACTCCTGAGGAACTTTTTCACGCCAGAGCCATCTCTCATAATCTACCCATTGCCAAGGTGCATTGAACAACTTTCCAACACATTCCTCTGTGTTTTTATAATGCCTAGGATGGCAGATCAAAGTGTCTGCCTTGATGTTAAGAGTGTCTACAATATAATTTAGGCAAGTGTCAACAATGTGAATTTGCTCTGCATTTTCCAAAATCCAACACCAATCAAACACACTTGGAGTTAGATCTGTATCCATCCAGATCACTTTACCATCATAATCTTCTGGAATACTTAGTTCGACACCTTCATGTGGTTTGCGAAAACTATACCACTTGTTTGCAAAGATAAATGGTTCTCCGTCTTGGATTCCCAAAGTCTCTTTCAGTTTACCCTCACGTTCATAGTTACGTTTGTATGTGAAATAATCTCTCCAATCATGCCAACTGACACCAGATGATGCATATTTTGAAGTCATGATGTCTGCAGAACCATTTGGTTGTGGTTGATTAGAACAATCATAAAGCATCACATTCTCTCTAGGGAGATCAAGATTTGGACCACAGATAACATCTCCAGTGATTAGTTGAGATGCACCAGCATTCCACATTTCAGGTGTGACTGGATGGTATACGTTGTAATTTCTAGAAAGATTCTTACAAAGTTTCTGAACAAAAAAGATGTCCCCCAAGCCACCCTGCTGGAGGACAATAACATTAGATCTCATTAATCACCCCTCGGATTTTATCTTCTGGAGTATCTACAGGGAATGCCAATAGATAACCCTGATCGCCGTGATGTTCGATTAGGATATGAGTGTCACCAATAAGTTGTTCCACAAAGTCATATCCATCAGCACCGTATAGTTTTCTTTGTGGCCATGAACCAGCAACAAAATCACGATCAACATAGATACGAAGATCATCCATGAAGATAATATCGTTGGAAAGATCTCTATTTTGAACCATGATTTTGAGTTCTTTTTCCATAGGAAGACGCTTGTCAATGTCTTCTTCTGCACCATATCCAGCATCACCATAGTCTGCACCAGGGAAGTGTGCATCAAGCCACCAAAGTGTTGGAGATCCATCCAATTTAGAAAGAACCTCATCGAAACGATCTTCAGTGTATCCTTTATACAGGTGAACGTAGTCTAGTCCTTTATACTTCTTCTCAAGATTTGCATAGAGTTCATCATCTAATTCAACACCATATGAATTGTCTACGACTTCTGTGAGAAGAACTTTGTCCATGCTGGATCCATCGCCAGTTCCACTTTCAACAAAGTTTGAGATCTGAAATTCTTGAAGCATTTGCTTCAACTTTACTGGATGATTAATTTGTCCCATGATTAGCAAAAATAAGTGAGGTAGATAAAGTCTTCAAGAACTTCCATTTTTTTAGCAATCTCAAGATTGTCTTTGATTGCTTCCATTTTACTGTAATAGAGTTCGTCAGAAATATAGAACTCATCAGTCAGATCAATTATACCATCTTTATTGAAGTATTCCCCAATGTCAGGAGCTCCAAGATAAACAGGAATGGTTCCTGTGGCAAAACAATCTAGAAGTTTTTCGGTGAAGTAGGTTTCATATTGTCCATTCTCAATCGCAACTGAGAACATGTAATCACAAAGACCTTCTTCTTTAGTTAGGATCTCATTGAATCCACGGCCATAAATCTTGGGTTCTTTGATCCAGAATCCTTGTGCAGGACACCATTTGAACTTAGGATCAATGGCAAGTAATTCTTGGTTGTGAGTAAAGATTGCATCAAATGCATCCAAGTATTGCTTTGGATTGATTTTTACTGCATCCACAATTTGTGGTGTGATGTATCGTGACTCTAGCAACCAAGCATATTTTGGACCTGGTTTTGGATCAATCCATGCCCAGGGGAGAGTACTATCAATATAAAATGTAGCCTCTCCACCATCTTTTACCCATTCAATGTATTTGGATTCTTTACCATGAACTGAATATCCTTTGTTTCCATTCGTAAGGTGTGTAAAAGTATCACCTACCAGATTAAACTTGACGCGCTGCATTGATTTGCTCCTGAATCCAAGTGTATGTCCTACGGATACCTTCTTCTAGAGTTTGACTATAATCCCATCCTAGTTTTTCACGGATAAGATCGTTGTTGGAATTACGTCCACGGACACCCAGAGGAGCATCCAGTTTGTGAATCTTCTGAACTACTTTACCAGATACCCTTGCAGCAGTTGCAACTAGTTCATTGATAGAAACCATCTCTTCAGAACCAATGTTCACTGGTCCCATAAAGTCAGAATCCATCAATCGTCGAGTTGCTTCAATGCATTCGTCAATGTACAGGAAGGAACGAGTCTGTAGGCCATCTCCCCACACTTCGATAGCTCCACCCGTCTCTGGGAGGTGAGCGACTTTACGGCAGATTGCAGCTGGTGCCTTCTCTCTTCCACCGTCCCAGGTTCCTTCGGGACCGAAGATATTGTGATACCTAGCAACACGAACAGGGATCCCGTGATTACGGTTGTAAGCAAAGAAGAGCCTTTCGGAGAAGAGTTTTTCCCATCCATATTCTGAGTCTGGATCGGCTGGGTACGCAGAAGTCTCACGGCAATCAGGGTTATCAGGATCGAGTTGATTGTGCTCTGGATACATGCAAGCAGATCCAGAATAAAAGATCTTAGTTGGTTGATCCAACTTAGGACGATTGCAAACAGTATATTCTTTCTCTACACCATCAAAGGTTTCATTTAGTTGACGAACACCTTCAAGTACATTTAGGTTAATAGTACAGGAATTATGCATAATCTCTGCATCGTTCTCACCAGTGAAAACGAATCCAGCTCCACCCATGTCAGCAGCAAACTGATAGATCTCATCAAAGGGAAGAATATGCTGGTAAGGAACAGAGCAATAGTAGTTTCCTTGATATCCTTTAAATTCAAGAATAGAATTTACAAATCCAGGAGAACGAAGATCTCCAATGATGAATTCATTGGCTGCAGTATCACCATACTCAGGATACTTTAGATCAACGCCACGGACCCAATACCCCTCGGACCTCAAACGTTTCACCATATGACTACCAATAAATCCACCAGCGCCAAGCACTAGCGCCGTCTTCTTATAATCAGACATTTTTAAGTTCAAATTCCATCCTATGTATAATACTAAAAAAGACCCCTGTTGTCAAGGGTCTTTTTGGGTTTAGGCTCGCCAGTTGGCATGTTTTCTGACCCTTACCAACGGG